TTTATGATAGTGGATTGTAAATTTAGCATTTTCTAAATTGGACATTCAATGATACCTATATGGTATTTTTAAATATTAAAAATATGATTTTTAAACTTATTTTGTTATAGTATTTGTGTCATTATTATCAATGTTTTAAGTTCAATATGATGAAATAAAAAATATATATATAATAATTATTATTCGATGACTTTAGAATTAAAGAAATTTGATATGCGGTCTATTACATTTAAACCGGATGAAAATAAAGGCCCAGTAATTGTTATGATTGGACGTCGTGATACAGGTAAATCTTATTTAGTCCGTGATTTATTATTCTATCATCAAGATATTCCTATTGGAACTGTTATTTCAGGGACAGAAGCAGGTAACGGGTTTTATGCTGCCCACGTTCCTAAATTATTTATCCACGATGAATACAATACTGTTCTTATTGAGAATATTTTAAGACGCCAAAAAGCCGTTTTAAAACAAGTCAATAAAGAAATAGAAACATATCGTAGATCCACTATTGACCCACGAGCATTTGTTATTTTAGATGATTGTTTATATGACCAATCGTGGACGCGTGATAAAATGATGAGATTGCTTTTTATGAATGGTAGACATTGGAAAATTATGTTAATTATTACTATGCAATATCCACTGGGCATTCCACCTAACCTTCGTACAAATATTGATTATGTTTTTATTTTAAGAGAACCTTATATGACAAATCGTAAACGTATTTGGGAAAATTATGCGAGTATGTTTCCTACGATGGAATCATTTAGTGCAGTTATGGATCAAACCACTGAAAATTATGAATGTTTAGTCATTAATAATAATGCAAAATCAAATAAATTGAATGACCAAATTTTTTGGTATAAGGCAGAAGGTCACCCTGATTTTAGATTGGGTTCAAAAGAATTTTGGGAAATATCAAAAGGAATGGGGTCGGATGATGAAGATGAAGCATACGATCCAAGTAAAGGTAAAAAGAAAACTGGACAAAATATTAATGTTAAAAAAACGAAATGGTAGATAGTAGTGATTATCAAAATATTTATGTCAATAAAGTAACGTAAATATTTTTTATATTTTTATATATGTTATACCACACAGATTTGGTGTGCTATGATATTCAATGGACTATATTATATAATTTTCTAAACTATAATTGATTTCATTCAAGCAAGATATAACTTTTGCGTGATCTTCAATAATATTACTTCCTATAGTGGTTTCACTTCCTTCTTGTATTATAAGCCAAGGAAAATAACTATACGAATTACCCAATGTTTGTAATCGGCTGGTCATCCAGTCACTGCTCGCATAATTGTTATGAAACATTTCAAGAATTTGATTTACGCCTTTTTTGGAAATAATATAACCACCTGCTAAATATTGCTCTTTAACTAAAACCCATTGATTAGTAATATTTATAGGTTCAGATGCATTTAATAGTATTAAATCCCAGTCATCTTTTCTATTTTCATTTTCTTCGTAAAATTGGTCTAACTTAATTTTCCAATTTTTATCAAAACAAGCATCATCCTCTAAAATTAAAGCATAATCTATTTCAGGCGTTGATTGAATGTGACGCCAAATATTAATATGTGATTGAGCACACCCTTTTTGACCATGATTTAAATAATGATGAAAATTATCTTTTATATCACTCGTATTACCTATACTGGCTGGCCAGCGCGTTACATTTAAATTTATTTTTGTTAAACGCCTAATCATTTTATTCCATCGATCAGTATTAGCACCTAATGATATACAAAATGTATTTGTTTCATTGAATATAAATTGAGACGACATTTATGTTAAGTATAACATTTTACATTTATATTATTTGATATGTTAAATAATTTAGACCATTGTATTTTAGAGGAAATCAAAAAAATTTATTTTTATCTTGTCACCTACGTTGGAATTGTGCAAAGATGTAATAAATTATTGCAATGGATTATAATTATATACAAATTCCAAACCAAAATGAGATAACCCGTGAATACCAATAGCAATCGAAAATAATAGATAAATTACCAACTGTTTATAATAATTGTCAGTTTTATTGCTACCATATTGAAGTAAAAGAATAAACGCAAATAATAAAAATAAACCATTCAATACGTGAGCATACAATGAAGGTTTTAGTAAAATATTATAATTATACATAACTATAATATGTTATAAGAAAATAATAGAATAGTAGAAGATACCGATAAACGATAAAACTCAAAAAAGACAAACAGACAAATTATAACCATTTTATACAACAACATAATATACAATTCTCAGTAGTATATAATCGTTGCGTTTCTAAACAATTTTCACAAATAATATGGTCACACTTTAATTGTATTATATTTGTTTTAAACATACGACATAGATTACAAAACCGTTTTGTATTATTTTTATTTTTATTTCCATCCATTTTATTCATTTATACAATATCACCATAAAATTGTCAAAAATACTAAACGTAATGACTGCATAATTCATAATAAATACAAATGTAAATAGTAAAATACAATATAATGGTTAGAAACTATTATCTTCAATGTTATATGTTCCAATAATAATTTCTTCATCGCTTGTGTAATGTGTATTAGTTCCGTCATCTTCTGTATCATCATCGCTATCCATATCATCATCATCATCATCGATTAATGTCAAATGATTATTCATAAAATCATTATCGTACTTATCAATATAAACTATATGTTTATCATTAATATTATTGCAATATTTTTTGTTAACATTATTATTATTTTTGGTAGTGTCCATAAATATTTTTCTTCCAAATCTGGGGTTGTATCTTGCGAATTGTTTCAAACCCGTATGTAATAAATGTTCATAATTAATTTTTTTATTACTTTCAGTTGAATATAGGGCGTGTAAATATAAATTTAAATATGGTTTCATAATCTTTATTAATGTAATATACGGAAACTCTTTATGAATTTTTATATTATGAGTATAATAACTATATCTTAACATTTGTAATATTTTACGTCTTAACTCTTGTTCATTTGAATTATTTATATAATTTACTATACCATATTCACGTATATTATCTTCATTCTCTAATTTGAATTTGCTCAAACTAAAATTGGCCATAAAAAAATTATGAAATAAGGTAGGAATTATAATATTGGTCGATTTCATAAAAAAATATATGTTATATAAATCCGATTTATTAAATGGCATATTATTATATGGATTTTTACAAATTAAAGGGCTTGCAAAAAAGTAATCAGTGTGTCCCAATGCAGAATTGATAATATTTACCAAATCAGTAATGGTAAATAAATATTTTTTATTATTTTGAAATAAAACAAAAATATTTTTATCGCAAATATCAATCGGGTTCAAGAAAATATCGGTGTTTATTTGTATCATTGCCTTTTTATATCTATAATTCCGTAATGTTCGCTTAATAATAAAATATTTTCGCTGCACTTTCATAAAATTATCTAAAAAAACTTCTTGGGTTTCTTTATTTAAAAAATCATTGAATATTATAAATCTAAGATAATTATATTTAAATATCGGGGTTAAAGCCGATAACTCGGTCGTTGTAATAAAACTATATAGTAAATTTTTTACCGAATTATTATTACTGTTGTCTGTTATTTCATATCTATTAATGTGTTCATAAAAATTGCAAAATGTAGAAATATCTGTTTTATTTACTATGAATATTATTTTGGTTACATTGATTAATGTTTGTATTAAATAATTGAATAAATGCATTGAATATATAAACATTATAATTTTATATATTTTTATATTTTATTATAATTTCTTCTTTCTTTCTGTTTTATGTTTTCTTCTTTGGTTTTCATTATCACAATGTTGAATATTTTTAAGCATCTAATGTCAATTCTTCTTGGTTTGATGTAGCATTTTTGAATAACATTTCATTATGAAGTTTCACGCTTTCTGGGTCTGCTACTTCTCGGTCTTCAAAATCAATATTTTCTTTCACACCGATTAAGTTTCCTTCATCGTCTAATGTTTGTGTTAATACGTTACCTGATTTTTCTGCTAATTTAATATTTTCTTCAATTGCCTTTTTCATGGTTTCTTTAATGCGACGTTCGAATTCTTGTTTTGCTTTTTCTTCGTTCTTAAACTTTTCTTGATGTAATTGGTTTAATTCATCTTCCATAAATTCTACGCGACCAGTCTTATAAGCATCTGGATCCCAAGGTATCCACATTCCTACAGGGCCGACATAAATATCGTGGTTAGGATCATATTCACGTAGCTTTTTACATTTTATTTCTGCCTCCTCTTGTGTAGGGAAAACGCCGCGGATTTTCAAACCACGAACTGATGTTTGAAATGAATTTTCGCGGTTAAATTGCTCATTCAACTTATCTTCTTGTTTATCTAAGAAATTCTTATAATCGTCTTCGGTGGATGTTTCTTTTAATCTATCTCCTTCTTCTTTAGAGAAATCATTTAAATCATTTAATACGTCTTCGATACTGAGATTATATTTATAGGAAATAAAATGTAAAAAATCATTGAATTTTGTCAAAGATTTAGTAAAATCCCATTGTTTTACAAATTGGTCAAATAAAAATACTTCACGCTTCTTTAGTATTTTTTCAGGAGATATAAATGACATGCACGCGAATTTTTGTCCAGCGATTGGTTGGTCTTCATCGCATAAATCGATATATTTAGGATTTGGTTGCCCATTTTCAAGTATTTTTCTTTCAAATCCAGACATTTTATAAATTATATAATAAATATTATTTAAGTGATTTAGTTATAATTATATATTTTTTATTATATTATATTATTTAGGGCGTTTTTTTTTATTATTCTATTATATATCATTTAAAATGAACGCTATGATTGACTTCCCTGAACTCGTGAAGAGAATTATTAAGTATTTAGTTCTCGGCCTTTGTATTGCTGTTGTTGCTTTTGTCATACCAAAGAAATCCCTTAATGTTGAAGAAATCCTAATTCTTGCCCTTGCCGCCGCTGCTACTTTCAGTATCCTTGATACTTTCCTACCATCAATTGGTGAAAGTGCCAAAATGGGTATTGGTCTATCAGTAGGTTCTGCTCTTGGTGGCGGTATTAGAACTTTAGCAATGTAGGTTGCGGGAAACCAAGGTTCTGCGGGAAACCAAGGTTTCCCCGCACGCCCC